GTGCAATACGGCTTCATCGAGCGCCTGCGCGAGGTGGTCGACCACGTAGGCGGGCAAAAAGAGCTGGAGCGCGTGAGCGGCGTTGATCAGACCACGATCTCAGCCTGGCTCAAACGCGCCAAGAACCCGAAGTTTCAAACTGTCACGAAGATCGCCGACGCGACCGGCTTCTGCGCGGAGTGGCTGTACCTTGGCCGGGGACCAAAACGCTCCGGCGACGAGTCACCATCGCTAACCGATCAAACATCGCTTGATCTTGAGCTGCTGGCCCAGATAATCGAGCACGTCGAGAGCGCTCTAGCCCTTCGCGGTGACCAGTACCGGATGAAGTCTCGCGACAAGGCTGGCGTGGTGGTCGCCGCGTATGAGTTCTATCGGCGCCCCGGCAAAGGCGAGATTCGCCGGGCGAAGATTCTGGATTTTCTCCGGCGCGCCGCGCCCTGACGCTTACTACTTCGAGCGTAAAAACGCCTGGCATCAAAAAAAGGTGTGGACTTTACGCGCCGCCCGGCTAAGATTGTCCAGGGGGGAAGCTACAAGTTAATGCAACATGACAAAGAGTTGGCACGGCCTAGGCCGCAGAGCTTCGAACCGCTTCGTACCGCCAGCCCTGCCGAGCGCAAGCTTAAGGTGCCGCAGATTACTATCCGCGGCGACAATAACCTGATCAGCTTTGGAACGAGCGGTGTGGTGAGAGTGAATGGAGGATCGCTCGATCCTGGCTTGCCGGCGGCGCGCAATGGGCAGTGGCCCCAGCAGATCCTCGACGCGATCCGCATCAAGGCGGCTAAGACGCGGCGCTCGAACAATGAAGTTTGCGAACTCGCCGCGCGCGTACTCGGGCGCGCTGTTGTAACACTCGAAAGGCTGAGCGCGCGCGAATTAGCGCGGGTCTATGAAGCCGTCTGCGCGAGCGAGCGGAAAATCTGATTAGGTTCGGCGCTTCATCATCCGCGAGACCGGGCCTCACAGATCAGACGGTAAAGTCAACTAAACTCACCGGCCGATTCTAGCCAGTGCGCGTTGCCGCGCTGAGGTAGTTACTATCGGCGGTCAGCAGGTGTCCGCCGCACTGCAGCGCTGACCACTCTTTAACCTGCACCTTCTACGATCCCGCACATCGTTCCGCATAGGGGTGACATTGTCACCTCTTTTGTCAGTCGGGCCGAGTCATCAGGATGGAAGCCAATGAGAGCGCGTCCAAGTGGTCGAGCCGCAGCTGCTGCCATAGCGAGCACCCCGGGATCCTATAGCCTTCGCGAACCTTTATGCGCAGCCGCGCTCAACATCTACAGACTTGGCTCGGGCAATGCGTCGGGTTATTGCGGACGTCTGGCGGTCGGCAGCTGTAAGGAAGTATACGGGATTTTGACTTGTTTGGGCGGCGCCCTCTTCGAATCAGTCCGTCCCCCGCGGGCAGCATGGCGCGAGATCCTGCGCCTGGCGGCGAAACGCTTTGGCAACAAGCACGAAGGCGCGTTGCCGCAGCCCAAGGTTAAAGGACCCACCGGCGGTTACAAACACGCCTCCGCCGCTCTGCCTCTCGTCTGCTTAGCCTGTGCCTCTCCCGCCCAGTCGCGAGAGAAGCGAGGTGAGAGCGACTTCGAGGAAGTGGGCCAGGCTGAAAGTACTGCCCTTGTCTCTGCCTGTGCAGTTGCAATTAACACTGACGCTGCCCCCGAATGGCTCCAGCTCATCCCCGCCGGCAAGTTCTCTGCGGTCGACGGGCGCGGGCCCTTCGACAACCTGGATCCCGATTCAATTATTGCCGCGAGCATGGCCAAAATGCCGCAGGTCGGGATGGTGCTCGATTACGACCACAGCACCGACCTCGCTGCGCCCGAGGGGCGGCCGGCGCCGGCAGCAGGGTGGATCAAGCAGTTCAAGGTCGAGAACGGCGCGATCTTCGCCCGTATCGAATGGACCGCCGATGCGGCCGAAGCGGTCATCGCAAAGAAATACCGCTACGTCTCCCCGGTTTTCGAGCACAATAAAGACGGCAAGGTCGAGCGTATCCTGCGCGCGGCCCTCACGAATAATCCCGCGCTGGTGAACCTGCCTGCGATCGCTCACAGACTCAAGGAGGACGGAATTAATTCCGTCATTCCAATGGCAAAGAAGAAAATGCCAGGCAAAAAAAGCATCAGCGAAATCGTCGCCGGACTCGAAGATCTCTTCCCCGAAATGTCCGACAAACAGATTCTGGAAATGGCGGAAGCGGCGATCGGCGCAGGCGACGATAGCGACACCGATGCATCGGCCGAGCCCGGCGATGATGACGGCAACGGCGATAATGGGGACGCGAACGGATCCGGCGCGGCCATCAGCGACGATCAGATGGCCCGTCAAGGGGACGACCCCTATGGCAACGAAAGCGCAGAGGCGATGGCTGCGCGCCAGGCTGACGAAATGGCGAAGTGCGCGGACGACGGCGACGAAGCCAAGCTGGCCGCCAGGCACGCGGCAGAAAAAGAACGCTTCGGTAAAAGAATGTCCGCCAGGGCCGCCGCTTCCAGCAGCGGAGCGGTCGGAATGAGCGCCAAACCGGGGAACAAGAAAATGACCCAGAAGGAAATCGAAGCGGCGGTCGCCAGGCATCCGCGAGTCATTGAACTCATGGCCAAGATGAGCGACCTCGAAGCCAACCGGGCCAGAGAGTCCGCTACTCAGAAGGTTGACGCTGCGATTCACGCCGGCCGCCTGCTGCCGGTCCAGCGCGACGTAATGATTTCCTATGCGCTGGCGGATGCCAAAGGCTTCGACAAATTTATCGGTGCGCAGCCCAGGATTCTGCAGGCGGGCGCCGACGGCACCTTTACCGCTCGTATCGGCGAGCCGCCCCAGGGCGCGTCGATCTTCAATGAACGTCAGATCGAAATCTTCGCCAATCTCGGAGTGGAGAGCAAAGAACAACTCGAAAAATGCGCCGCAGTGCAGACCAGGTGGGATCTGAGATTTCCACGTCCGCATCTGCGGCTGGACGATTCCAATTCCGGCGCCCCGGTCGAGAAATAAGCATGCTCCTCTCTGTCATCCTGAACGAAGTGAAGGATCAACGCGAAGCGATTTTCCCCTGCACGCGGCAGAGCGAAGACGCATCGCTCCGCGTTGACCCCTCGGCTTCGCTCGGGGTGACAAAACAAGCAAGAAGGCAACCATAAATGGCAGCACTATCAGCATCGCGTAACACCCCCGAATGGAGCGGCAGCAGGCGCCAGCATTACGGCCTGCTCGGGGTCGAGGCATCGACCAATATTTACGTCGGCGGCATGGTCGCTATTGATGCGAGCGGCTACGCGGTCCCGGCCTCGGCGGTCGCCACTCTCAAGGTGCTTGGCATCTGCGAATCCGTTTATGCGGGCGGCACGATGCCGCCGGGGGTGAATGCACTCAATCAAACCGGCAACGGATCCCTGTATCCCGGCGCCACCGGAGTGCTCGGCGCCGCAGGCGCAATTTCAGTCGGTGTCGTGCGCGGCGTCTTCGGGATGGATCACGACGGTTCGGTCGTTGCGACGGTAATCGGCTCATTGGTGTATGCACTCGACGATCACACCGTCAGCACTTCGACCGGCGCCGGCGCCAATCCGGTCGCAGGCACTTTGATCGCTATCGACGCCGGCCTGGCTTACGTCGATTTCTTCGCACAGTCAGCGATCGCGGCAGCGTAACACCAGGCGCAGCGACCAGGGGAATCATGGACTCAAAGCGCTGGTGGCAAAGCAAAGCGATGTGGGGCGGGATCGTCGCCGCAGTCGCCGCTGTCAGCGATATGTTCGTTAACGGCGGTCCGACTCCAACCAACGTAACTGCTCTGGGCGGCGCCTTGTTCGCGATTTACGGCCGCTACGTGGCGGCGACGCAGATTAAAGCAATAGGCACTTAGGAGGACGGACTTTAAATTCCGTCGTACCAAAGAACAATGGAAGTCAGTGCGCAGAATCTCACCACTCTCTTCACCGGGTTCGACATGATCTTTCAGAAGGGCTTCGAGGCGGCGCCCTCCTACTACGAAAAGATCTGTTCGATCGTCCCGTCATCCACCAGCCAGACAATTTACCCCTGGCTCGGCCGCACCACCGGGTTCCGCGAATGGGTCGGCGACCGCGTGATGCAAACGCTCGAAGCTCATACCTATACCATCGTCAATAAGACCTTCGAAGACACTATCAGCCTTGAGCGTGAACGGATCGAAGACGACCAGTACGGCGTCTATGCACCGGCGGTCGAACTGCTCGGATGGGACGCAAAGACCCACCCCGATCAGCTGGTCTTCGGCATGATGAAGGCAGCGGTGACCGGAGCCCCGGTGACGATTGGCAAAATCACCGTCCCGGTGCCGACTTGCTACGACGGCCTGAATCTTTACGCCGCGGCTCATCCAGCCGGACTGGCCGGCGAAGCGTCGTCCAGCGCCACTTATTCGAACGTCAATTCCACCGGCACCGGCGCCTGGTGGTTCCTGGTCGACGGGGCGCGGCCGATCAAGCCCTTCATCTTCCAGAAGCGGCGCGAATACGCAGTGAGCCGGATGAACACCGTGACTGACGAAGCGGTCTTCTCGCAGCGGCTGTTCCGCTACGGCGTGGACGTGCGATGCAACGCCGGCGTCGGCCTCTGGCAGTTGACCTATGCAGCCAACACCGACCTGTCAAACCCGGCGAATTATGGGGCCGCAGTGGCGGCGCTGCGCAGTATCAAGAGCGATGCGGGCGTGCCGTTCGGCGCCTGGAACGGCCCCCCGACCACACGTTTCCTGGTAGTGCCGCCAAGCCTCGAAGAGGTGGCCAGGCAGCTCCTGCACGCGACCTTCGGTGCAGGCACCACCGGCGGTGCGGGTGCGATTTCGACAATCCCGATGGCCAATATTTATCTGAACGACGCAACCCTGATCGTCAGCGAATGGCTGTCATAAAAAATCTTGACTGACGAGCTCACATTCCTGCGGCTGTTGCGAGACAAAGTGGATCTGTTGATTCCGAAGATCTCAATCAACGAGCCCTTGATCGAAATCTCGGCGATGCTCTCCGGGCGAATCGAAAAGCTGGAAGAAAAAAGAACACTAGTGGAGCGCGTCCGCGCGCGTAGCGAGCATGCCAGTGGAGCGAAGCGAAACGAGCAGGCGAGTCTGCGAGCTGCGTTAACCAGAGAGGAGTCTGCGACGTGCGCACAGCGGAGCGCAAGCGGAGCGAATTAACAGTGTTGAAATTAGGGCGGAAACCTGCACGTTTTACCCGCGCGAGCTTTGCGCGATCGCATATTCTCGCGCGCCATCTGAGCGACCTCGGTCCTGCGCCGCCTCAGTCGCCCGACTGGGTTGCGGCAGTGATGCAGCAATCGCCGGACGGCTGGACCATGCTCGGCAATGATGCGGTAGGGGACTGCACTATCGCCGACTGCGGACATCAGGAGATGCTTCGAACAGCCAACGTCGGCGCAATCACGATTCCGACCACAGAGCAGGTGCTCACGCTGTATTCCGCGATCACCGGCTACAATCCCAGCGACCCCAACAGCGACCAGGGCGCGGACGAGCTCACGGTGATTCAGTATCTGACCGCGACTGGATGGCTGGGCCGCAAGCTCGACGGCTCAGCCAATCTCGATCCTACTCAACTCGATCAACTCAAGTGGGCGGTGTGCCTGTTCGGCGCGTCGCGGCTCGGGCTTAATTTCCCCGACAGCGCGATGAATCAGTTCAACGCAGGACAACCCTGGGATTACGTCGCCGGGGCCTCGCTCGCCGGCGGCCACGATGTGCCTATCGTCAAGTACGATCGCGACGGCACAATCTGGATCGTCACATGGGGACAGCTCTGGCCGGTCACTCCTGCCTTTATGGCGGCGAAGTTCGGCGACGGCACGCCCTACGTCGAAGAGGCTCACGCAGAGCTGGCCTTCGACTGGATAAATGCAACCGGCAACGCGCCGAGCGGCTTCGACCTCAAGGCTCTGATGGAAGAGCTGAACTCGGTGGCGTGAAGCACTAGGCGGAGCGAAGCGGAGCCGAGCACGCTAGTGGAGCAACGCGAAACGAGCAGGCGAGTCTGCGAGCTGCGTTAAAATGTACGCACAAGTCACCGATATGCAGGCGCGCTATTCCAACCGCGACCTGGTGCAGCTCACCAACGAAGATCCGACCGTCACCACGGTCAACACCACATTCCTGACCACGTTCCTCAGCGACGCGTCCGACGAAATCGACGCATACCTCGAATCGCGCTTCGCGCTGCCGCTGACCGATCCACCGGCGATCCTGATCCGGCTCTGCTGCGCGATCGCGATGTATCATCTTAATTCGCTGCGGCCGATTCACGACCTCGCCGATGCCAAGGACAAGTACGAAAAGGCAATCGCATTCCTGCAAGAGGTGAGCGACGGCAAGCGGACGCTGGGCCTCAGCACCGACAGCCAGGAGCCGGCCGACCCTGCGAATCCAGCAGTGGTGATGGACGCGAACTTCGGCAGCGATCCCTCGCTGCCCCAACGAATTTTTCGAAGAAGCACGCTGAAAGGATTTTGACTAGGCGCAGCGAAGCGGAGCCGAGCAAAAGAAGTCTGCGATGTGCGCACAGGATGGAATGATAAGAGGGGGTTCTGCGACATAGCGTAAGCGAAGCCACCGAAGAATCTGAGATGGTAGCATTTCTTGATAGTCCCTGGACCGGGCAGACCTTCAACCCAGCCACCCCGCTCGATATCGCGACGATCGAGGCGGCGATAGTCCAGCAGTTGCAGACTTATCTCGGCGCTGCGCTCGGACCCCAGATGATCGAAGTGACGCACTTTCCCGACAAGCCCGAAGCCTACGAAATGCGCCATCGCATCGGGGTCGCGATGGTTATCTACATGGGCGGCGACTACGGCGAAATTCTCGATATCGGCCACGTCGCCCAGGAGCGCACGCTTCAGTTTGCGGTCGGCCTCCGGATTCGTGATTTGGGGTGGGCGTTCGGCGGACCGCCGAGCGGCACGAGTCCGGGGGCCTACCAGATTCTCGAAGCGGTCAGGCTCGCCCTGCTGGGCTTTCAGGTGAGCTCCGGATGCACCCCGATGAAGGCAATCCGGGAACGTTTCATCGACCGCGACCGGCAGGGCGGGGTCTGGGTCTATGAGATCATCTTCGCCACCCGCACGGTGGTGATCGAAAACTTCCAGCCACCCGCCTTCCCGCCGTTTATTCATGGCACCGCACAGGAGGAAGGAGGCGTGACTGCAACGCAGGTGGGTGTGGCGCTGCTGACGTTCGCCGGCACGCCGGGGACGATCACCCTTCCGCAGCAGAATATCTCGGCGGTGATTATCAAGAGCCAGAACCTGGCCACTACTTATATCGCGGGGACTGACTACTCAGTGGACGGGGTGAACGGAATTATCACGCGGAATGCGAGCGGCGCAATCCCGCGCGGCGCGGCAGTCGTGGTCAGCTATGTGTACAGCGACGTAGTGACCGCATTGGCCAGCGGCGGCAGCGTGCCGTTTGCGCCGAATAACTGAAGACCGGAGGCTCTGAAGTGGCACCGGCTTCTAGCCGGTGGTCTTTAGGAAGGGGAGAGATGATGACGCCGGAATCATTCAAGAAGCTCGAAGACCGAGTAGCTGAGTATTCCGCTTCGTTGCCCGAGCTTATTGCGCGGATGCTCTATCGCCAGCTCAAACGCGGCCGCAAGCTCTCGATGGACGGGATCGATGCGCAGATCTCTCGCGCGGCCAGGACCGCCGAGCTGGTTGAAGCATGCGGATGCTCGAATCGGCATTCGACGGGGACTCCTTTCTCTCACTGGATTGCAGGAGACTGCTAAGTGGAAATCACCAGAAACGGAGCGCCGCCGGCGGCCCTGCAGCCCGCGATGGTTACCAGCTCCTGGATGCGCGAGGACCTGCCCAACGGGCGCCGGCGATTCAGGCTCTATGCGATGCAGGTGCCGGTGATGAGACCCGAGCCGCAGGACATGCAAACCCGCGCTCATCGCCTGGCCGGCAACCCGGCCGTCATCGGCGAGGCGACTATCGACGTGATGAATCTCGAAGTGGCCAGAATACTGCACGCGGCGATCGGCGAGATGCTGGCGAAGCAGCCGCCGGAGATTCTGACGCTAGGCGGAACGAAGTGAAGCCTAACGCAGCTCGCAGACTCGCCTGCTCGTTTCGCTTCGCTCCACTGGCGTGGCTCGAAGAAATGAGTCTGCGAGGTGCGTCTTAAAAAAGGGTCACACCCGATGAGTGAGCAGGCCCAGGTGGAAATCATCTTCAGTGCCGGCGGGCAATTCTATGCCGTCACCGGGGCCGGGTGCGAACGCCACCTGTGGCTCGGCGTCGATAAGCATCCGCTGCCGGTGCCTCTGGAATGGCATCGGCCGGGCCTGGTTTGCGCCTGCGTGATGCGCGGCCGCAGCTACTACCGGATCGCCGCGTTCGGGCCGCAGCATAGCGGCGGCAGCAAGAGCGTCAGCATCGACGACGAGCTGGTCAAGGACTACCGCGACGCCGCCTGGTGGACGCCGGGATTAGAAGAAGCGTGGGTCGAATTGCAGGGACTGAGAGAAGCCTTCAACACACTAGGCGAAGCGGAGCGGAGCCGAGCACACCAGTGGAGCGAAGCGAAACGAGCAGGCGAGTCGGCGACCTGCGTTACCAGAAAGGAGTCTGCGACGTGCGCACCGCGGAGCGTAAGCGGAGCGCATAAAAAATCGGAGAAATAATCCGTGGCTAAAACACAGACTGAAGCAATTCCTGAAGGTCCCTCACCCGCCGCGGCAGGCGTCAGGGAGAGGCAAGAGGGGGAGAGGCAAGAGCAGAACGAAGATAAAGGCGGGACGCGGCTGGTTACCATCCTCTACTCCAGGAGCCGAGACCTTTATCGCATCCCGAGCATCGACAAGCCCTGCTGGCTGAGCGTGACGGTCTATCCGATGCCGATGACGCAGCTCCCACCCGATGCGATTTATTTCGGCCCGTCGATCACTGCCGACGGACTGGGCTGGCGCAAGGCATATGCGACACTGTGGCGCACAATCCTGCCGGGCGACCATGCGGCGGTGCCGGCCGACGATCCGATGGTGCTCGACTACGCGGCATTCAAGTCATGAGCACCGATTTTCTGATGGGCATCGGCGTGGGCATCATGCTCGCCGCGATCGGCGCCGGCTATGGCATTTGTTTGGTGGTTGAAGCCTGGAAGAAGCGGCGGAGGCAACTCCGCCGCGTCGTGATAGCGATGCGGCGTGTTCCCTCTCCCCGTCGGGAGAGGGTCGCGCGAAGCGCCAGGTGAGGGACATTTAGTTGACCTGCCCCTGGTGCCAGGCAGCGATGGTGCGAAGCAGTGGAGGCAAGTGGATCTGTGGGCGATGCGGTTACATCCATTCCTGCTGCGATTAACTACAGCGCAGCAGGTGACTACGCAGACGAAGTCCGCGCGTTCGCGATAATCGAGTCGGGCGAGAACGAATACGCAATCGGCGACGGCGGCCAGTCGCTCGGAATCCTCCAGATGCATCCGGCGACTTTCAGGCGATATTACTGTGCAATCCTCGCCTTCGCGCCCGCCACCGATGACACCTGGACCACAGCATTTATCAAGGCCTGCGCCACGTTCCTGCGGGCGCATCTGTGGCTCAACGCGCCGCAGGAAGAGCGCGATTTGATCGTGCAGGCGTGGAACCTGGGCGAGCATGCGGTGTTCGTCGAAGGCAGGCGCAACCCGGAATATCTGGCGCGATGGCTGGCGGCGTATGACAACACCAGGCGAAAGCGGGGCGATTTACAATTGACACTAAAGGCGGAGCGCAGCGGAGCCGAGCACGCTATAAAGTGAAGCGCAGCGGAACGAGCAGCGGAACGAGCAGGCGAGTCTGCGATTGCTGCGTTACCAGAAAGGAGTCTGCCGAGCGGCCCGCAAGGGCCTGGTGGACGAGCACACAGCGGAGCGCAAGCGGAGCGATTTGAAATGTCAGCGAATGATGTGCAAGTGGCCATGATCGCGGCCATGCCGGGATTCCTGGCGACTATTGCGGCACTCATCGCTGCGGTGAATGCGCATTTCGCGCGCGTCCACGCCCAGGAGGCGCAGCGGCAGATCGTCCAGCTCGAAGTGAATGTCAACCACCGGTTGACCGAGCTGGTGGCGAGCACCGAAACCGCAGCCTCGGCGTTGGGCCGTGCCGCGGGAGTTGCGGAAGAACGTGCCCGGCAAGGGGCGCAGACCTCAGCGCGGGCGGAGGGAGCCCTCCAGGAGCGGCAGGAGATCTCTGCCACGAGGGGGGGGAAGATAAAAAATGATTGAATGCCTCATCGGCCTGATCATCATCGCGATTGTGCTGACTATCGTCTTCTACATCATACAGGTGGCCTTTGCGTCTCTGTTGATTCTGCCGCCGCCGGTCTGGGTGCTGATTAAGCTCCTGGTCGGGCTGCTGGTGCTGCTGTGGTTCCTGGGATGCATCGGGATTTTTCCGGGCGTGGGGGGACATAATTACAATTTTCGCTATTGACACCAGGCGGAGCGAAGCGGAGCCGAGCACACCAGTGGAGCGGAGCGAAACGAGCAGGCGAGTCTTGCGAGCTGCGTTACCAGAAAGGCGTCTGCGGCGTGCGCACCGCGGAGCGTAAGCGGAGCGATTAAAAATGATTGCAGGCAACCCCCACCTTTCCTCCCCCTGGTCAGGGGGAGGTTTTACGGAGAGCGAGCCTTCAACTGGGGGAGGCGGACGTTGCCGATGGGAGTCTCGCTGCTCTCCAATCTCTCCCCCTGACCAGGGGGAGATTAAGAGGGGGTTCTAATGCCAGCATCGTTTCTGCACGGGGTCGAGGTCTTCGAGTTCAATCTCGGACCGGTTCCGATCAATGTCGTCAATTCCGCCGTCATCGGGCTGGTCGGATCGGCGCCCCTGTTCGCTGTCCCCGGCGCTCTGCCGCTGTGGGATTTGTCCTGGCTGGTGCAGGCAGCGCCCGCGTGGAGCGGTTCGACTGCGCAGGTCGTTGGCAATCTAATCGTCGATGCGAACGGCAACACTCAAAAATGCACTACGGCCGGGACCACCGGCACAGCAACGCCGGCCTGGGCGCGCACGCTCGGCGCTACCACGAATGACGGCACTGTGGTCTGGGCGCTCATCGCGATCGGCGCAGCAGCCGGCCAGCAATGTATCGACAGCAACGGCAATATCGAGACCGCGACTGCGATTACGCTGCCGATCTGGGCCGGGACCACCGCGTATGTGGCCGGCAACCTGGTGCTGGACAGCAATGGCAACACTCAGCGCTGCACCACCGCAGGAACCTCGGGGGCTTCGGCGCCGGCGTGGCCAACGGCGCTCGGAGGAACGGTCACCGATGGCTCGGTCGTCTGGACTCTGGCCGCCATCGGCAAAGCGGCGATCACCAGCGCCACCGCAGCGCCCACCTGGGCGACCGTGCTCGGGGGCACCGCAACCGATACGATTGGCGCGCCCACCGGCAGCATCACCTGGACGCTCACGCAGAAGGGACCGATCTCAAATCTCCAGACGCCGGTGCTGGTAGCGGGATCGAATCCGAACTCACTGGCGCCCGGACAATCCGGCACCTTCGGTCCGCTGATTCAGGGCTTCACGATCCCCTATGCGCTCAGTCAGGTATTCGCACAGGGCGCGGGACAGGCGATTACGGTCAACGTCTTCGACCAGACCAGACATTTCTCGTCGCTCGCCGCAGTCATCTATGCGTTGCCGGCCTCGGGGGCGCAGACGATCAATGTCGGCCACATGGGGCTGTCCGCGATCAAAGTCACCAATACTGCGGCAACCACCACTTACGTCGAAGGCGCGGACTTCACTGTCGACCGCGTCAACGGCATCATCACCGCGATGGGCGGCGGACTGCTGACCGCAGGACAGAGCGTCAAGCTCACTTGCAATTATGCGGACCCGAGCAAAGTCGCGGACAGCGACCTGGTCGGCAATGTCACCGGCAACGTCTACACCGGGATGCAGAACTGGAAGCTCGCCTACGGCCTGATGGGCTTCTTTCCCAAGCTGCTGATCGCGCCGGGCTTCGGCACCTACGTGGCGACCGGGCAGACCGCCGGATCGCAGGATGCAACGGTGGCGGCCGGGATGGCGGCGGTGGCCGCAGTGATGCGTGCGATGTACTTTGTCGATTGTCCGGCGGGTACGTCGCCAGCGGTTCTGCTTTCGAATCGGGGCGCTTCGGGCAATTCGTTCAATACCAGCGACAAGCGCGCGGTCCTCTGTGGTCCGCAGCAATTGTTTCTCGACAGCGGCATCGTGCCGGCCGGCATCGGAGTCGATCCAATCGCCGGCAAGGCGATTCAGACGATCGCCAACCTCACTCATGCGGGCCCCCTGTCGCCGTGGGTGGCAGGCGCAACCTCGGCCAGGGATTTGGCGCAAGGCTACTGGTGGTCGCCGTCAAATACGCAGATTAACGGCGTGCTTGGGCCGGACGTGTCGGTTTATTCGAGCTTCATCGATTCGGCCAGCGATACCAACGTGCTGAATAGTCAGGGGATACTCACTGCGTTCCAGGCCTTCGGCACCGGGATCCGGGTATGGGGCAATCGCAGCGCGGGCTTTCCGTCCTACACCACGCCCGATGTGTTCATCCCGATTCGGCGCACGATGGACGTGATCGAGCAGAGCGCGATGCTCTCGATGATGCAGTTCCTGGATCAGCCAATCTCAAACGCGCTGATTACGGCTATCCTCGCCAGCGTCAACAGCTTTATCCGGGTGCTGATTGGCCGCGGCGCTCTGGTCGCCGGCAGCGCCAGTTACAACCCGGCAGAGAATCCGCCGGCGCAGATCGCGGCCGGGCAGCTCGTGTTCGATATCGATTGCATGCCGCCGCCGCCGGCCGAGCGGCTGACCTTCAACGTCTTCATCGACACCAGCCTGCTGAGCCAGTTGACCGGCGCGGCGCAATCGGCAGCCGCGTAAAAGAATAAGGAGGACGGATTCCGTCGTACCGCTAATGGGACTTATTGACGTATCGCGCATCACCAACGCGAACATTTATATCGATGGCTTTTCCCTGCTCGGCCGCGCCGAAGAGGTGGAGCTGGCCTTCCCCAAGGCCAAGATGGTCGACCATAAAGGTCTCGGCATGTTCGGCACCGGCGAGTTCCCCGCGGGCATCGACAAGCTCGAAGCCAAGGTCAAGTGGATCAGCGTGTACGGCGAAGTGCTGTCCGCGATGAGCATTTTCCGGTCGCATCAGTTCCAGATCCGCGCCTCGAGGGAGCAGTACACGTCGCAGGGGCGCACCGCGGAGCTGCCGTTTATCGGCCTGATGACGGCGCAGTTCAAGGACGGCGGCCCGCTCAACTTCAAGCAGCATGAGCAGGTCGATTTCCCGAGCACGCTGGTGGTCTATCACTGTGAATACTACGTCGCGGGAGTGCAGTATCTGCTCTACGACCTGATGGCAAATATGTACGTCGTCAACGGAGTCGATCAGCTAGCGCAATTCCGCGCCAACATCGGCGGGATTTGAATGAGTTAAGAATGAGCTAAGAAGTGATGAAAACCTGCGGTCATTCGGGCGAATACGTTAAATACGAATAGCCAATGGCGAAGAGCCGAATGGCTGCACGATTTAGCTCGGCTGGATTTAAAAGAGCGCCAGTGAACGTGCTCGGAATATGAACCCGGACGACCTCTGAAATATGGCTATTAAGGCCGATCGGCGTTGCGGAGGTAAACATGCGCCTAGGTGAGATCTGGAACGGTGACAATTCGATAAGCGACTTCGACAAGCCTTTCACACCTGATCTGTTCACGCGCGAGCAATTTTTTGACCGGCTTCACAAATTCACGGACTCCGAGGGGGAAAGGCGCATGCTGCAACAGATTCTAGTGGACGCTATCGAATGCTGGCAATCCGTGTCCACGATCAGTGCCATTAACGGAAACTGCGTTCCCGGCTTGCGCGAGCGGTTGTATCGAGAAGCAGACTTCTGGATTTTCGGAGAATACGACAACGGTCCGTTCTTTTCCTTTGCGGAAACTTGCGACTGCCTTGGACTGAATCCTGACTTTATCCGTCGGCGGTTGCTGAAACGGCGGCGCCTGTCCGCAGGACGCTGACGGCTGGCTCCCGTAGGAGATGCTATTGGGCGAAGCGGACGAGACCAGCCGGAAACTTTAGACAGAAGACTGATAGGGCAATCAGAAACTACAGGCCAGCGTTGCACGAGTGTGTTTTCACTTCAGTTGACCCCCGACAACCGAAAGGATGAAGCAATGTTCGCGATCCTTGGTGAAATCATCTTTGAAGTGCTGACCTCGCCCGAGGCTTTCCGCTCGACGGCTGACTACCATTATGCGGAGCACAAGGTGGTCGAGGCGCGGCCGCGCCTCCAATGGATCGCGGCCGAATTACAGAAGATTTCACTCGACCTCGGCTTTCACGCGGCATTCACCAATCCTGCCACCCAGATGAACCGGCTGCGAGCCGCGGCGGAGGACCATCAGGCGCGCGCATTGGTGTTCGGCAACGGGGTGCATCGCGGATACTTCGTGATCGAATCAATCCAGGAGACTCATCGGCAGCTCGCCGATGACGGCAGCTTCGTCGCGATTTCGGCCAGGGTCGAGCTGAATGAGTGGATCCCGGGGGTGGACTTCGACCCGCTGGCTCCCCCTCGGCGGGCGAATCCGCCTCCAGGGATCGTGCAACAGATTAGCGGAGGACCGGCAGGGACGCCGGTCCCACAGGTGTTCGATCCGCTGGCGGCGATCAGCTCGGGCAATCTCGCCCCGGTCTCCGCGATCGTGCAGTTGGGCGACGCCGGGGTTTTCGGCGGCGCGAGCTACAGCGCTGCGGCCTATTCGCAGCCGGGAGTGAGCGGCATAGTGGGCAACGGCCCGGCGGCCCTGCAGCCAGGCAATATTAACAATGTGTCACCATCGGCGATCGTGAGGGCAGGATAATGCCAAGGACTCAGTGGCACAGGCTTTCAGCCTGTGTCTTCCTCTTGTTCTGCGCAGGCTGCGTCAATGTCGCGATGACCTGCCCGGACAAGGTGAGCACCGTCACCTATAAGGGGCTGGCTCTGACCGGCACGACCTCGGTGTCCTGCATGCCGGCGCTCAATGGCGGCTATGACATCGAAGTGGGCGGGATGAATCTGCTGGCGCTCGCGGCCGCGGTGGCTCCGCTGGTGGCGGCAAAGCAACCTCATGCGGCCGAGCCGCAACTGGAGCCGCCGGTGTCGCCATCGTTCAATTTTTAGCGAGTTCCCAGGTGGAAAAAGAAAAGATCGACATCGCCACGGTGAACGAGATTATCAGGCTGCTCGGGGAAGAAATCCTCAAATATCCGGCGCGGTCGAAGGAATCGATCGCCCTGGTGAAGTTCATGCAGAGGCTGTCGGAGTGACACTAGGAATCTGAGATGGGCGCGTTCATTACGCACATCACCTCTGCCGGCGAGCGATGGGACTTGCTGGCGTGGCAATACTACGGCGATGCGGCCCTGTTCAGCCCGATTATCCAGACCAATCCGCAGATTCCGATTGAGGCGGTGTTCGAGGCGGGACTGGTGATTGGAGTGCCGCTGCTGATGGTGAATCCTGCGGTAAGCAATGCGGCGGATTTGCCGCCCTGGAAGCGCGCATAGCGGGGCGCAAGCGGAGCGGCTGGAAATCTGAGATGGCAGGCGCTGCTTCATATCCAGTCAGGCGCCCCCGATGGGTGCTTAATTACGCCGGGCGGAATATCACGGCTGACGTGACCACGATGGTGACCGGGATCAGCTACAAGGACAAAATCGAGCATCTCAGCGATGAGGTCGAGGTGACGCTCGAAGACCGTGACCGCCGATGGCAGGGACTGTGGTTTCCGGTGCGCGGCGATTTCGTCGAGTTGTTCATCGGCTACGGCGGCGAGGAGCTGCTCGACTGCGGCGACTTCCAGGTCGATGAGCTGGAGCTGAAGGGACCACCCGATACGTTCCATATGAAGTGCATCGCGGCGGGCATCATCCCCTCGATTCGCACGCCCCGCAGCGCCGCTTACGAAAATCAGACGCTGCTCCAGGTGGCGAACACCGTCGCGGCGCGGCATGGGATGACGGTGACGGGCGCGCCTCAGAACATCAATGTGACGTGGCAGCGGCTCAGCCAGCGCACCGAGACCGACCTGAATTTCCTGCGCAGCCTGGCGCTCAGGCACAATTACGATTTTTCGATACGCGGGCAGAAAGTCATCTTCTATGCGCGGACGCCATTGGAGCAGCAGCAGAGTCTGATGACGCTGATGCGCGGCGGGCCGCAGATCAAGGACTTCGAGTTCAAGACTCGAACCCAGCAGATTTACCGGAGCGCCTCGGTGGCTTATCTCAACCCGGCGCAGAAGCAACTGATCGCGGCGCAGGCGGGCGATTCATCGGCGCCGACCGGCGACGATCTGCATATCGTTGCGCGCTGCGAAACTCCTCAGCATGCGCAGCTCAAGGCGGATAGCGCGCTGCACGATGCGAACAAGGACCAGGTAACCGGCCGAATCGGGACGGAGGGGACGATTCTGCTCTGCGCCGGCGTCAACATTGATATCAGCGGCTTCGCTGCGTTCGATGGCAGGTACCATATCGAGTCGAGCAGCCATCGGCTCGAGCGCAGCAGTGGATACACCACCGAGGTGGAGGTGCGGAAGCTATGACCAGGCGGAGCGCAGCGGAGCCGAGCAAAGGAGTCTGCGACGTGCGCACAGCGAAGCGCAAGCGGAGCGGCTTAAAACTCTTAGCCGCGTTGCTCGTGAGCATATCTACTCTCTTTTCGTTATTTGCAGGCGCACAACCGGCCAGCGCCGTCTGCACGCAGAGCGGCAGCGTTGCTGCGACTTCGACCGCGATTGTCGGCGCCAACGATATCAGCGGCCTTACCGGGCGCCATTACATGCTCATCCAGAATACCGGCACCAGCAATCCGATGAACGTGGCGATCGGCTCGAGCAATACCGCGACCTCGAAGGACCTCTATCTGGCGCCGGGAGCGAGCTGGGTAATGGGCTCAGCGGGACCGAAGATGCTGCCGGGAGGCGACGTCGCCGCGATCAGCGCATTAGGTACTACATATAGCTTTTGTGATTGGTAGGACTACCCAATGATCGTCCCTAAATGGGGCGACCGGCACTACGAGGTTTCAGCCCTCTGCCGGCCGCTTCTAATCCTCGTAGCTCTTGCGCTGCTTGTCTCACCGCAGACACGCGCCCAATCGATCGGCGGGGGCGGCGGAATCAGCGGCAACGGCGGCTCGGGGACCGCCGGAGTACAGATCGGCGGCGATATCGCCGGCACCAACACCAGTCCCACCGTCGCCAAAATTGGCGGCGCAACAATCAGCCCGCTCGCGACGCAACCTATTCCGTGTACTCCGGCGCAAGGCTGCACGGGCGTAACGGCATTACCCACTGCTGGCGCTCCTGGACCGTTTGCGCCGCTTGAGCAGGCCAGGACCGACGCGCTGCCCGTTGCGAGCGCAACTCTCGCATGTCTCAATCCGAGCGGCAGCTATCCGGACAGGCATTATTATAGCGGCGCACTTTCCGGCGCGAACGTTACATATACGCTTCCTGCCAGCGGTTGTGTCGATAATGCGGTCATCGATGTAACCGCGATCCAGGATGCGGCACACACCGTCACATTCACAACCCTGGCCACCGGCGGAATCGAAGGCGCCTCGTGCCCGGCGCTTGGAACTACCGTCGGTAATCAGGCGCGATGGAAATACAAATACAATGCCGCGCGCTCGTCATGGGTATCTGATTGCAGCGCCGGCACCGTTCCGCCAGTGCCCTCGAGCGGCACTCCCGGCTTTACTCACACGCCCACTGTCACCTCAGGTGCGGCCACTCTTCAGACGCTTTGCACCACAGCCAATTGCGCCGACATCAATCGCGTGGCCAACGGGACAACCTCGACGGCGCTCACCCTGACGGCTCCAGCCAGCTCAGCACTCAACGACGGGCAAACCGTCGATATCGAAGTAGCTATTGGCTCAACTATACCGTCCGACATTCTATTCGCGGCCAACACGGGAGTAACGTGGGCATCGGCTCAACCCGGCCTGTCCGACGCCAACGTCACTGCCGTGAGCGGCGCGGCAACTACGGCGCGCGCGAATGCCTGCGGCGCGCCGGCCGCAAATACCACGATCTACTATCACGCAAAATGGAACGCTGCGGCGGGAGTGCTCACACTCGCCAGTTGCGGCATACACCCTGCTGCGAGCGCTTATGCCCAGGTCGCTGGGGATCTCGGAGGCACCTCCGCGAGTCCGACGGTCGCGAAAATTGGGGGCGCGGCGGTAAGCCCGCTCGCGACGCAGGCGATCCCATGCACGGTCGCGCAAGGTTGCACCGGCCAGACTGCGGCGGGGCAGGCGGCGGCGCAGGCTATCGGCGCAGCGGACATCAACGGCGCTGACATCAATGCCGCTCCCTTCTGGACCGCGCTCGGCGGCGGCAGCGCAGGGCAGGTAGCGCTCCCTGTCCTCGGCGCGCCCGGTGCCTTCTCATCGCTCGAGCAGACTCAGAACGATACGCTGCCGATCGTCAGCACTGCCGTGACCTGTCTCTCCACTTCGGGGGCAGGCGGCTCCTGGCCCATCTGGCATCAATATACGGGCTCCCTGTCCGGCGCGAACGTCACCTATACGCTGCCCACTTCAGGCTGCCTGACCGGCAGCGCGATCGGCTTTCATATCGTGCAGGACGCTGCGCACACAGCGACATTCACCACCTCAGCCGCCGGCGGCATTCAAGGGCCGGCCTGTCCGATGCTCGGCCTGGTGGCCGGCAATAAAATGGAAGTCTCCTATACCTGGGACGCCGGCGACTCATCCTGGATAACGCATTGCGGCGGAACTATTCCATATACCGCGCCGGGGGTCGGCACTACGACTTTTGTTGATGCCGGCTCTCCCTACAGTCCTCTTAGCAGCGACCAGATGATCGATTGCAATTGCTCGTCGGGGGCGTGCCAGGTCAACCTGCCGCAAGCAGGGAATCAGCCGCTCAAGCGGCGCTACGAGATCAAGAACATCTCAGGCACCCAGACCTGCAACGTACATCCGTTCGCGGGCGATTCAGTTGACACCGGCACCGGCAATATCAGTCTGGCTACCAATCAGATCATTACTGTCCAGGAACGGGGCGCTACCCTCTGGGACCGCGTCACGGATACCCCGATGAGCGGCGCCATCACCGGGACGCCGCTGAATAATTTCCTGCACGAGATCTTCGACGCGCCACTCTGGATGCATTATCTCGGCTCGGGCAACGAGGCTGACCCCTGCGTAGGCACCGTCGCTCCCTGCACAACCGGAGCGCAGACACTTCAGGGGCTGCACTACTTCGCCAGCTTCACGGTCGAGGCATCGGGAACTCTGACGATTGGCGAGACCAACGGCAGCACGGCCTTTGGAGCCATGATGCCGATGGCCGGGCTGATCGTGGTGTCGCCAGGCGTCTGTACGGTGGCAGGCACAATCGCGGCGAATGCGGCCTGGACCCACAATGCAAATAACCTGGGCGGTAATGCCGGCGGGGGCGGCGGTTTCGGCGCAGCCAACGGCGGCGGCGGCGGCTCCAGCCTCGCGTTCTCGGCGGGCGGCTCAGACAACGTGGTCAACGGCGCCAGTGGCGGAACCTCGGGAGTGGCGGGGGCGGCTGTCACCGGCGCGGTCGTATCCCAGGTGCAGGAGTACTTCGCCCAGAGCATTGCCTCCAACACATTCGGCCAGTGCGGCGGAAGTGAAGGAGGAGCCGGCGGGAGCAGCGGTGGAGCGGCCGGCGCGGGCGGTGGATGCGTAATTCTTGATTGCGACACGATCAACTTCACCGGGACGATCAACGTCGCCGGCGGTAATGGTGGAGCAGGCGGCGCAAGCACTGGCGGAGGAGGCGGCGGAGGCGGCGGATTCGTGATCGAGGCGGCGCACACCTACGCAGCAAATACCGGGACGATTACCACAACCGGCGGTGCTGGCGGAGCTGCCGGCACAGGGACCTCAACTGCCGGCGGAGCCGGGGGCGCGGGCTGGGATCTGGTTTTCACCCTGAACTAAGAATCTGTGAAGCGGTCGATTGCAATACTGCTGACGTTGGGCTTCGCCGCCTTCCTGAGCATGGCTGGTGCGCAGGGGCAGCAGCTATGGTTTAATCCCATCGGGCAGGGACTTGGCGGCACGCCGGCGCCCACTCCGACTCCGACTCCGACTCCAGGGCCAACGCCAAACGTCGCGGCAGGTGCGGACCTGGGAGCAGCCATCAATGCACAGGCCGCCGGCTATGGCTTCGTGCTGGCCTGCGGCACTTACCGTCTGGCGCTCGATGCGGGCGGCGTGCCGGCTGCGCTCTTTCCCAAGAGCAATCAGTCATTCACGGTCACGAGTTTTCCCGGAGTGGCAGTGCCTGCTTCACCGCCGTGCGCGATAATCAACGGCGCCATCCGGCTCGGCACCACCGACAGCCCCGACACTTCGTGGCATGCGGTCACGATCGGCGGACATAACCTTTGGTACAACACAGTTGGATCGGCGAATGTAATCAACACGGCGGGCTCCAGCAACCGGATAATCGGCTACTCGATCAATTGCGTAGTCGGCAGTGGCGGTTACAACAAGGAAAGCGGCACCGGGACTGCCTATATCATGTGGACCTCGGGCACCGCGGAAACTACCGGAACCAGCATCGTCGATTCGAACGGGAACACCGAAACCGCCCAGAATAACGGGACCACCGGAGCAACCGCACCGGCGATCTGGGCCACGGCGATAAATGCGACTACCAACGACAACGGGATCACCTGGAAGCTGACTGCGCTGGCCAGCGCGGGAGCCTGCTCTTATCCGCAGGACCTCTTCTACACGCCAACTGACAGCGACCCCCGGACCTGGGTAATGCACAAGCACACGCTCGTCTGGAACGGCGGCAATATTCCAACCGGCTACTGGTATCTGGACTGGGAGAATGTCGGCGGACACGGCAAGTTCAGCGTCTATGTCCCCGACAATCCGACCAGCACCACCGTGGAATTTACCGTCGTGCAGCACGCGTTCATCACCACTACCAGCGTTTCAGGAGTGACTATCCAGGGACTGAGCATCGCCGGTTTTGCCACCAAAAATCAGGGCTATACACTCCAGACCAGCGGCCCCGGCCTGGTGAGCAGCAACTGGATAACCCACAATCACGGCGAGGCCATTGGCGACGATTTGGGCACCAGCGGCATTGTCTGGGACTCCAATGAAGTCGTCGAAAATGGCGAAAGCGGAATCAATACCGGCGGCGGCGGCCATCACACTGTCACCAACAATAAGATCGAGCGCAACAACGAAGACGAGACCGCCTATGGCAACGAAGAAGGCGGGACCAAATTCGCGAACACCAGCGGCGACACGATTACCGGCAATACCGTCTCGTGCAATAACGGCAACGGACTGTGGGCCGATAGCGGCGCGACTAACCAGACCTGGTCGCTGAATACGTCGGCCAACAATCTCGATAACGGCGGATCTTACGAGCTGAGCCACTCCGGCACGATCATCAAAAATACTTTCAGCAACAATGGACAGTTCAATGACTGCCAGTGTGTCGCTGCGCACATTCCGATTCGATATGGAGTAGATGACTGCACTGGTCCTCAGACCAGCAGTGGAGACACGCGTTGCCAGACTGCTCTTAACGGGACAGGCAACAAGTACGAAATGTGGCTACACGAGAGCGACACCACCACCGTCGGCGGCAGCGCGGTCAACGGCAACACGGTCACCAGCAACTGCGGGGGGATACATATCACCGGAGATTCACGCAGCGTTCCGCCGGCCAGCGATGTGATCAGCTACAACACCGAGACGATCCACACCGGGTCGAATGTAGTGAGCAGCATACTCGGCGGCGACAATGGTGCCACCAATATCTATAGCGGTTCGCCTAATTCATTATGCACTGGCGCGGGAGCGCCATTCAGCTGTTGCACAGGATCGCTCGCGGGAACCTGCCTGCCAAATACGTGGGACCACAATACCTACCATTTCGACAATTCGACCTCGTTGGCAGCCGCGCAATGGGAGTGGGGCAGCACGGCAAACTGTCAGGGATCGGCGACTACGGGAATGGCATTTTCATTCTGGCAGGCAAACTGCGGCCTGGACTCGAACGGATCGGCGGTGACGCCATAGGGCTCGCTTGCGAGCCCGTAGCGCAGTAGCGAGGCCGAAGGCGAAGCGAGCAAACGAGTCTGCGAGATGCGTTTGGAGCTGAGTCTGCGGACGCAGCGCTTTAAAAATGAACCTCAATCCACAGCATACTACATCAATGTTCCGCGTAGGTCTTGTCGAAGCGCAGGACGTTGCAAACTGTCGAGTTCGTGTGCGCTTTCCAGACCGCAACCAACTGGTGTCGTGGTGGTTACCCATTGTCGTTCCCAAAACACAAAATGATAAATTCTACGTCCTGCCGGACCTGGGTGAACAAGTAGTGTGTGCCCTTGATGCGCACGACGAAGACGGTGCGGTGCTGGGCTGTATTTATTCCAGCGCCGACCCCACGCCCCAATCGATGACCGCCGACAAGTGGCACGTCACGATGAAGGACGGCGCCATCTTCGAGTACGACCGCAGCAGCCATACGCTTGCGGTAACCGTGCCGAGCAACGGAACGATTAATATCACGGTGAACGGCGGCAGCCTGAACCTGAGCGCGCCGAACGGGAATATCACGTTCAAAACAAACGAGCACACCGATTCGGTGAACGGGATTATCGACACATTTAATGCGCACGTACATGGTGACCCAACTGAAGGCAACACGACGGTCCCGACAGTGTTAATGCCATGAGCGAGCAGTTTGCCAATAACGCGCAGACCACGCTCTCGGCGGCGATGCTCGCCGGGGATGCGTTTCTCACGGTGACCAGCGCGGCGGCGTTCCCTGCGAGCGGGACGTTCAGAATCCTGATTGACAGCGAGATTATTATTGTTGGCGCGGTGTCCGGTAATTCGTTTTCGTCGCTCACGCGTGCTGGAGAAGGCACGCTTGCCGCCGCTCACGGCAATGGGGCGGCCGTTACCGCTATACTCACTGCGGGCGCCCTGCGCCAGTTTCAGCAGGATATCGCGGCGCTGCTCACGCTCGGGCCTGCGGTCTCGGTTACCTTTGCCAATTCGCCATACTCGGTTCCCGCAGGTGTTAACTTCCTGATAGTGGGGGCAGGCGCGAGTGCTCCGACAATTGTGTTGCTGCCTCCGGCCGACGGAACGAGGATTGAGCCGATTGTCGTTATGCGCGCGGCCGACGGCTTCGCCCAGCATGTTCTTGTGCGTCCAAGCGGAACTGACTCGGTGAATGGGCTGAATACGGATGTGAGCATGGACATCTCGTATGAGAGTAAGTGGTTCGTATATGACAGTCCGGGTCAGTGGGTAATTGCCTAAACACTAAGGCGGAGCGAACTTTAAAAACAGAAGGAGAAGGAATCGATGAAACGCAGTAAACTCAGTGTGCTTGCGGCTTTGCTCGCAGCGCTCCTTTGCGCGCCGGCATGGGCCGCAAACACGATCTACACGGCCGGCACTGGCATCACTATCACCACGACCGCCGGCGCGGCCTCGCGAGTAATCGCCAACTCGGGCGTGACCTCGCTCGCCGGAACCGCGAACCAAATCAGCGTGACCGCCAGCACCGGTGCCATCACCGCCTCGCTGGTCGGTCCCTATACGCCCACCACCTACACCGCGCACGGAATCCTGCTGGGCGAAGGCACCACTTCGATTGTCCCGACTGCGGTAATGACCAACGGGCAGTTGCTGGTCGGCTCAACCGGCGCGGATCCGGCTCCGGCGACTATCGGCTGCTCCGGATGCTCGTGGACCACTGGCGCAGGCACTCTGAGCCTGACGGTAACCGGGACGGGCGGATTCTTTACCACGACCCAGGTTCCCCAGGCCTCGTGTCCCTATACGGTGCTGTCGACAGATGTGCTGCTCCTCGTGGGCACCACCACACTGACGGCCAATTGTGTCGTCAACTTTCCTGCCGCCACCGGCACGAATCGCGTCATCATGGTGAAGAAAATGGACACTGGCGCATTCTCCGTAGCGGCCACTCCGAGTGGCACCAATACCTTCGACGGAGTGAATGCCGCGGTGAACGTAGCAATCCAGTATGAAGAACTCGGCTTCGTCGATTATGTGAGTGGCAAATGGGCAGAATTATAAAGGACTTGACACCTTTGTGGTTTCACTACTGGCAATTGGCCGTGATTGTTCTCGGGATTATCGCTTTTGCAGTAATCTTCTGGACAAGCACTACGGATGCGGGACTCGGCGCCGCGGCGCTCGCGCTGTCGCAGGGCGAGCAGTGCAAGAAAAACCTCCAGGGCGAGACCCAGTACGCGAGCATGCTGCACGACGAGCGCGATCAGTACGAGCAGCAGGACGCAGCCCTCGTGATCCAGCGCGACGAGCTGAAGAAGCAGATTCAGGAGTTGGGCAAGGAAGTCGCCGACCTGCAAACAAAGCTTGGCGTGCCGCATCAGCAAATAACGATCCCCGCTGAAAAGCCTGTGCCACAAGAATCACAGGCTGGAAAGCCTGTGCCACAAACTCAGCCCGGATGGCCGAATCCATCTCCCAAGTGAGCAGTGAACATCAGGCGCAGCGAAGCGAAGCCGAGCACACCAGTGGAGCGAAGCGGAACGAGCAGGCGAGTCGGCGAGCTGCGTTACCAGAAGCGAGTCTGCGACGTGCGTTCACAAACGTGGAGATTAGTGCTCTCCGCGGTGTTCGCGCTGGGCGTAGGCTATTGGAGCCGTGCGGCTTACGTGCCGCGCCAGTTCACTGACGCGCCGGCCTGGATGCACTATCTGGGGCCGGGGAATGAGACCGATCCGAATGTTACTACGTCTGCGACCATCCAGGGGCTTCATTATTATGCGAACTTCACGGTGGCATCGGGCGGCACTCTGACGGTCGGTTCAACCAACGGCAGTGCGACTCCGCAGGATTTTCCGGCCTTCGGGCTGATCGTTGTATCGCCCGGAACGTGCACGGTGGCCGGCACGATCGCAGCAAATGCAATTTTTAATCATACATCCAACATAGGAGGCGATTCGGGCGGTGGAGGAGGATTTGGCGCGGCCAATGGAGTCGTTGGAAATACCAGCATCTATTATGGTATCGCCGCATTTTCCCCTATCGTCATATTCGGCGGCGCAGCAGGGACCTCGGGTGTAAGCGGCGGCACGCCGGGTGCACTCCTTCTGCAAAATGAAGAGTTCACGGCGTCGCACGCCTGGGCGCACGGTTCATGCGGCGGAGCGAGCGGAGGAGCGGGGGGCAGCACCGGCGGCGCGGGCGGGAACGGGGGCGGCTGTGTCGAACTAATCTGCGACACGATCAACTTCACCGGGACGATCAATGTCAATGGCGGTAACGGTGGAGCAGGCGGCGCGAGCACTGGCGGTGGTGGCGGAGGAGGGGGTGGATTCGTGATCGAGGCGGCGGAGACATACACGGCCAACACCGGCACAATCAACACCGCGGGCGGCGCCGGGGGCGCAATTGGCACAGGCACCTCGACTGCCGGCGGAACGGGGGGCGCGGGCTGGAGCGCGGTCTACACGCTGAATAATTGATAGGGCTCGCTTGCGAGCCCGTAGCGCACTAGCGAAGCCGAAGGCGAAGCGAGCACGCCAGTGGAGCGAAGCGGAACGAGCAGGCGAGTCGGCGAGCTGCGTTACCAGAAACGAGTCTGCGAGGTGCGCACAGCGGAGCGTAAGCGGAGCCAATTAAAAAGGGATGACCGGACAACTTGGCACGCAAGGATCGCAGCTCGGGCAGATTGAGCTGGGACTCGGGGCATCATTGGCGCCGCCGGTTCCGCCGCTGAGTGCGCCGCGGGTGATATTCACTGCGATGCTCGACCTGACAATTCGATTCGACGCGAGGTGTGACCAGGTGATTCGATTCGACGCGAGGCTGGGATAAGCACTCTGAAGTGGCACCGGCTTTTTAGCCGGTGGTCGTTTAAAAGAGAAGAACACAGCAGGCATGGCGGGGTACTACACCATAACCAGTGCCGATAACGGCAAAGTGCTGGGGTTCCCGCTGTTGCAGCAAAGCGGCAACGCGAACACCTTCACCGGCGCCACGGCAACCCTCTGCCTGCGCGACCAGAACGGCATTCTCTATACGCGGACGCTGGTCTGGAATCCGGTGACTATCGAATGGGAGTATTCCGTCATCGCAGGAGAGTTCGCTATCGGGCGATGGCATGGAATGGTGGCGGTGACGTTTCCGGGCCCGGTGGGGCCAGTCTATTCGAGCGAGTTTATTTTCGACGTGGTGGCGGCGGATTAGCATGAGCGCGGGGGCAATCACACTCGACGACATCACTTCGGCGGACTGGTCGCTCGCGCTGGACAGTTCGATAGGGACCGCCTTGCAGGCAGTCGTACCTGGCGCCGGGCTTGGACTGGTGGTGCAGGGGATCGCGGATATCAACCAGTGCATCGGGATTATCCTTTCGACGCCGAAAGGCAGCGACCCGCTGCGGCCGACGTTCGCCTGCGATCTGTGGCAACTGCTCGATGCGCCGATTACGGTGGCGCGCCCGGCGCTGGTCCGGGAGATCGTCGAGGCGATAACGAAGTGGGAGCCTCGTGTCCGGGTGCTGAGTGTAGTGATTAATCTGGTCGGCGGAACACTCGCGAATCTGCTCATCACGATAGTATGGCAATTGAAGGTCGACGTGAGCGGAGTGGGGAATCAACAGTTGACGATCACGGTGCCAAGGAGCCTGGCGTGACTATCAGAGTGCCGAGGAGCCTAAAACGGGCGCTACGATCATTGCTGTGGATCTGCGCGGGCCTGGGATATTTCCTCCTGGTCCGGCGGCCTGCCGTCTGGTGGACGTGGCCTCTCGATGCCATCGCGTTCACTCTCGGGTTCGCTTTCATCTGGATGGGCGTGGACGTGTGGTCTGCAGGAGGACGGCATTGAAGCACATTGCGGTGTTAATGCTGATGACGCTGTTGTGCGCTTCGCCGGCGCGGGCGCTCACCACCGTCTACGTCTCCTCTTCGCTCGGCAGCGACAGCAATGCGGGCACGCTCGCGGCGCCGTGGAAGACGATCAACAAGGTGCGCGCGGCCGAGAGCGGAATGACGGCGGGCGAGACGGTCTGCATGCGGGGCGGCGATACCTGGCAATCGACGGGGACCAGCGGAACCGCCAGCGCGCAGTTGGATGTGGCCGGCGTTACCGGGGCATCGGGGTCGCCGATCGTGTTCACGAGCTGCGCAGGATTCGGCAGCGGACGCTGGATTCTCGACGAGAATAACACCACTCAGTACTGCGTCGATGCGATCGGGACTGTCGCCAAGTATGTGACGATCGACCAGCTCGAATGCGAGCACGCCAAACAGCAGGGGGTGACGTTTCAGACCAGCGGCGGGACGATGCCGGGGATCACCGTCTCAAATAGCTATATCCACAATACCGGAGTGGGATGCTCGAACACGAGCGCGGCCTGTCTCGGCACCGATACCGTCTACACTTACGCCAATCAACTGGACTTCGAGGATTCAGGACAGGGCGCCGACGGCGTTCACTTTATCAACAATATCGTGAAATGGGGCGGAGGGCATAATCTGCTCGAAGTGCATCACGATACCGGCGCCGTAGTGGTACAGGGCAATATCGTCGGGCCGGGCGGAGTCCACGGCAATATCGACGTGAAGGGAATCGGCGCCACGGCGACGCCTGCGCTGGTCGCGAACAATGTATGTGACGGCGGCGAATCGCTGGGGCTGCTCGGGATCAACGGCGGCGGCTGTTCGGCAGAGGGATGCTCGGTGACTCCCTGTTATTACACCGAGAATGTCTATTCCCCTCATAGCACGGTCACCTGGCAGGAGAACACCGGCTACGACGTAAATATCGGGATGCAGATTTGTCCGGGCGGAGTAGCCGCCGGGCACACGGTCCAAAATGCCTATAAGCTCTACAACAACACCTGGTACCTGAATAACAACAACACCAGCACCGCGGCCGGCGGATCGTTCGGCGGAATCACCTGCAACGGACCGAACTCAGGGACCTACAATGGATCTACGCTTGATCTGCGAAATAATATTTTCGATGGCGGCGCTACTGGCGGAAATGGCAGCGTGACCATCGCGAATGACGGCGGCTATACGTCCTGCACCGAAGATTACAACGATATCGGCGGGGTGCAGGGCAACAAGGGCTACGTCGGATGCGCGGGGTCCACCACTCTCGCCGCACACGACAAGAACGCGGTCAATCCGCAGTACGTCTCCGCCAGCACCGGAGACTTTGATTTCCTGGCGGGCAGCGCACTGATTAACGCGGGGCTGAGCGGTCTGGTGACCGGCAACGGCAATATCGGCGCCTATGCGGGCAGCGGAGTGAGCACGGCAACGCCGGGCGTAGCGGTCGAGGGATGGTTTGAGTGATCTACCCGAAGTACACGCCTGAGCGGGCGCGGGGCGCGACACAGCGCCTGGGCGGCCCATTTGTGGCGTGGCTTCTGACTGTCATCAAGAGGAAGCGCCGGCGCAATGCCTAATCCAGCGTGGTCGACGAATGCACCCGCCCGGTCACGAAATTGTCCTCCGAGGGGACAATTAATGTACTATGCCTAATCCAGCGTGGTCGCCGAATGCGCCCGTTGCGGCCGGCAAAGTCATCATCGATCCCAGCGGCAACGTGCAGCAGTGGAGTGCGGTGCCCGGTTCGACCGGAGCGATTCCGCCGGCGTGGGGCAGCGTGCTGGGGGCATTCACGGCCGACGGCGCGGGCGGCTGGACCTGCGTGGCGGTGCTCGAAGTGGTATCGCTGCCGACCGGGATTGTCTCGCTGCCGGTTCCACAATTTGTCAACGACGCCGATGGACTCGACCCGAACCTGATACTCAATGACATGATCGCGTCGTTTCAAGCATTGGCCGGCCGCACGCTCTATCCGGCGCAGGTGGAGCGGCTGCTGATCGACCTCTATGCCTACCGCGAATCGCTGGTGCGCAACGCGATTCAGTACGCGGCGCTGCAATGCCTGGTGGCGTTCGCGGCCTGGCCGATGCTCGATTATCTGGGGCAGTTGCTGGGGGTGACCCGGCTGCCGGCGCAGGGGGCAAGCTGCACGCTGCAATTCACGCTGACGGCGCCGCAGCCGTTTAGTTTCGATATTCCGTCGGCGACCCTGGTGGGCACCCAGGACGGCGTGTTCGCCTTCGCCCTGCTGCAGGATCTGATTATTCCGGCCGGCGCGACGGTCGGCGTGGCGAGCGCGGTCTGCACCACTCCAGGCGCGGCAGCGAACAATTACGCAGTGGGACAAGTGAGCGTGCAGCTCAATCCGAACACGCTGATTAGCGCAGTGACTAATACGACCGTCACCAGCGGCGGAGGCAATATCGAGACCGACGCGCATCTGCGGGACCGGATTCAGGCGGCGCCGAACCGCTTCAGCGTGGCCGGGCCGGTGGGCGCCTACCGCTTCTGGGCCTTGTCGGCGGATCCGGGAATCGTCGATGTGCTGGTGACGACGCCGGTGCCGGGGACAGTGAACGTGTATGTGCTGATGGGCCCCGTGGTGCAGCCGTCGGCCTCGCCGAACACCAGCGGGGTGGCTTCGAGCGTGATTCTCGGCAAGGTCGCCGCGATCGTCAATTCGGATTCGATTCGGCCGCTGACCGACACCGTGAACGCGCTCGCGGTGACTGAGGTGGACTACTCGATCACCGGCACAGTGACGCTTTATTCCGACGCGGATCCGGGGGTGACGATGTCCTCGGCCAACACCGCGGCGCAGCAATTCGCGCAGAATATTGCGAACCGAATCCAGAGAGACGTGGTGCCTGAGGAAATAATCGCAGCGATAGGCAGCGTGCCGGGAGTTTATCGGGTACAATTGACACAGCCAGTCTATACGCAGTTGACTGCGGGTCAGTGGGCGAACTGCACGGCGATCACTCTGACGCAGGTGATCGGGAGCGAGCACTCATGAGCAAGGATTGTAGATACCCCGATGCAGAACATTATATCGACCTGCGATGCGCGCGTGAGAGAGGGGGAATAGTGACGATGGGTAAGTTGACGGTGATAGCGCTACAGGTGGAGGGTGATGCGGCGGCGATCGCGGCGGCCTGCGAGACTGTGCGCCAGGAGCTGGGCAGGTTAGTGGGGCCGGCGTCCCTGCCGGCCGGCGATGCGCGGGCATCTGCGCCCGCGCCACCCTTGATTGACCGCTCCGCTGCTGTGATTGCCGCTTCGAATGGCAAGGTCCATAAGAGCAAAGGTGGCGCGCAGCGCGCAACTCGACAGGCAGGGACGCCTGTCCCACTAAGTAACGATAGAACGGTCGCGGCGCGGGTGCTGCGCTATCTCGCTGAGTCGCATTCCAGCGGCGACCCGGATTGCACGGTCGATGAAGTATTTCGCATCAGCGGTTCAGCCACCACCCTGGCCGTCCGCGCCTGCCTCGTGAAGCTCAAGCGCGAGGGGCTGGTGCAAGCCGGTTCGGCCCGCGGCAAATGGCGGATAAGCACACAGGGACTGGAGTTTTTGAAGCAGCGGCCGCAGAAGCCGGAGCCGTCTGCAAATCTCGAGGACGGCGAGGACGAGCAGTGACAATCTCTGAACTGAAACAATATTTGCCAGTGCTCTTGCAGCGGCCTTTTGCTTTATTTCCTGAGCCCGCAGGAATTGACCCGAGCAACAACCGTTTCACGTTGCTGGACTATGATCCAACGCATGTGCGGCTGCAGAACGTGAATACCCAAGTGGAGTATCTGCTGCCGCTGGTCCTGGTGGAATTTGCCAATCCGGGCGTCTTGCGGCTTATGCGGGCGGTTCGAGCTTTCAACGGTTCTTTTATCTAGATGGCCGATCTCCAAATCGCACCGTCGATCAACGATGCGCGATCACAGGCGCATCTGGCGTTGATCGCGCGGCTCGGCGGCCTCGACCTGTCGCCGATCCTGGTCTACCGGATTCCGTCGCTGGTGGATTCTGCGGTGCTGCCGATGGCCTGGCAATGGGACGTGCTCAATCCCCTGCTGCTGCCCGAGCTGTCGCAGATTGTGACGCTGGCCTTTCCGGGCTGGGACCCGGTCACCAGTATCGACCCGCTGATCAATCTCGACCTCCTGCAGTACCAGGCCCAGGGCGCAGTGACGCCGACTCTGCAGCAGAGTTACGCGCAGTACCGGACCCTGATTCAGCTCAGCACGTCGCTCCATTCGCTGATGGGATCGGTGGCGGGACTGAAGAACGCGCTGGCGGGACTCGGTTATCCCAATGCGATTGTGCAGGAGGGGCAGAATACCTGGGGCGGCACCAGGTGGCCGTCGAATGAAGGATGGGCGGTGTTCCGGGTGCTGATTAACCTGGCCACGGTGCCGGCGGGAACCGAGCTGAGCACGCTGGCGGCGCGGCTCGGCGCGATCTGCAATTTCTGGAAGCCGGCGCGCTGCTGGCTGGACAGCGTGCAGTTTGTCAACTATTTGAGCGACACGCTGATTCCGCCGATCAGCGACCGGCTGACGAATATATTTTCGCAGCATGACTTCCTGCTGCCGGCGCCGAGCGACTTTATCACCGCGCCGTTCTTCCCGATCGCGGATACCAAGCCGATCGTGCCGTACTGGAACGGCCGCTACTATCATGCGGGAATTACCTACGGCCAGAACGAGCCGCAGGTGGCCGACGGGCCGCTGGTGATGAATGGAGTGGCGATTGGACACTAAGATTCTAATTGCTCCGCTGACGCTCCGCTGTGCGCACGTCGCAGACTCGCTTCTGGTAACGCAGCTCGCCGACTCGCCTGCTCGTTTCGCTTCGCTTCACTGGCGTGCTCGCTGCGCACGCAGACGTGCTCCGCTAGTGTGTATGCTCGTGCTGCTGTGCGTCTCCGGCTGCGCGCGGGTCAAGCGGATCGACTTCACCGACCTCGCGGGTAATCAGTGCCGGGCGGTCAAGGTCAAACCAGACTGGTATACCGGGGAAACTTTCATCGAGTGTCTGAGAGACGGCAAGGTAGCCGAAGTGCCCGCGCAGCAAACCGATCTGAGCATGATCGGCGGTGTGGCCGGGCTGGGCCTCGTCGCCGTAAGCCTGATTCCGCTGCTGGCGCTTTAAGGAGGACACAATGCTGCCGAATACCAGGCCGATGGATCCGCTGGTCAAAGAGTTGCTGATGCAGCGGCTCGGGGCGGCGCCCTCGCCTGACAATTGGGGCGGGCTGTTGGGGTGGATCGAAGCCAACGATCCGAATCTCTACCTGGAATTGTGGCTGTTGGATCGCGCTGGCAGCGGTATCCTGTTCGATGATCCGGCGCACACGATCTCGTGGAATATAGCGACCCGCGCGGCCGCCGGCGACCCGGTGGCGAAGGCGCTCTGCGAAGCGCTCAATGCGCTAAGCCCGGATCATTGCAAACACGTGCTGGAGAGCGAGAGGTGGCGCGCAGCGCGCGGCTCGACAGTCAGGGACGCCTGTGCCACTGCCACTAAAACAACATGATGAAAGGCATCGGATCATGGATCTGGCCGGATGTAATCGCTGCGATTATCGCGATCTCGGTGGTGATCATCACTGTGATTGCAAGTATGAGAATATGAAAGGAACAGTACGTCTCTACAGAGGCGATCTATGGAGCCGGGGAGAATTACTATTCACCCGGGAGAACCTGGTCGTCAACGGGGGGCTCACGGCGCTGGCGAGTTTGCTCGGTGGAACGACTGCCGGCGAGTTCGTCGCATCGGTGGGCTTCGGATCGGGCAGCACCGCGCCGCTGGCGACCGATACCGCGCTGAGCGCAAATCCCGCTTATTACAACGCGGTCGGGACGGTCACGATCGGTCCCGCCGGCGGGATTGCCGCAGGCACCGTGCAGTTCGCGTACTCATTGGTGACGACTGACTATGCGGCGAATCCGCTGACAATCGCGGAGATGGGGCTGTTCGGCAATACCGGCGGAGTGAATCTGCCCGCCGCGATCGGCACCGCCAATCCGGCGTGGGCGGCAGGCACTCCCTACGTGGTGGGTAATCTGATCGCCGATTCGAATGGGAATATTCAGCGATGCACCACCGCAGGAACCTCGGGCGCTGCGCATCCGACCTGGTCGAGCACAATCGGCACGACCACCAATGACAACACGGCGGTATGGACACTGGTGGCGAAGAGCACGGTGCCAACTCCGATGATCGCGCATGTGGTAGTGCCGGCGTTTCCGTACACGGGCGGCGGGAATTTTTCGGGCACTTGGGCAGTGAGTATGTGAGGCGCTGCTCACCAAAAGGAGAAAAGACGATGGAAATGTGTTCTGCTTGTAAACGTGACCAGCATTGGGCGTGCGGACTGCAGACTTGGTGCGAATGCCAGTGCGACCCGGAAGCAGCGGCTGCATTCGATCCTGGCGACCCCTACGATAATGCTACACCACCGCAAGCTCCCTTTTCTGTGGTCAAAGCACAACATACAGTGCGACCCTAAATGGCTAATCCGACCGGCACAGTTTATCTCCAGGCGAACAACTCCTACGTCTGGACGGACGGCGACGTCTACCAGATTCCGCAGACCGACCTGGCCGAAGGGGCGGCGACCGGCGCTTCGTTCGCCGGGCTCGGGGTCGACAACCAGCCTCATCAGGCGCTGCTGAACAAAGCCCAGCTCCTGCACAAGAATCAGCTTGCCGATGAAGCGAAGATCGTGTCGCTGCGGACCGCGTTGACCCTGACGTCGGCGGTGGGCGCGAGCGGATGGCTGAAGTTAAGCTCCAACGACGTAAACCTCGGGCAGATCTATCCGATCCTGCAATGGGGCCTGGTCTCTCTGCTGCCGTACTACAACACCACGCTGCCGTCGACATTTCCGGTAAATTTCCCGATCCCGTTTCCAAATGCGTGCTGGGTGCTGATTCCCTACTTTCAGACCAGCCTGCCGAGTGGAACTCTTGAATATGTGGTGTACCCCAACACTCCATTTAACGTGCAGCAAAATTCTTTCTCCTGGACCAGCAGCAGCGGCCAGGTGATGGCTATCGCCAACAGCAGGGGCCCCGGCTTGACCGGCATCAGCTGGATCGCGTTTGGGTATTAACACACTAGCGAAGCGCGTCCGCGCGCGTAGCGAGCAAGAAAATTGTCCTCCAGGGGGACAATTAATAAGGGCAAAGGCGTCTGTGACGTGCGCACAGCGGAGCGATTAAGGAATCTGAGCAAATGGCTAATCCGACCGGCACGACCTATCTAAACGCCAGCGCCGGCTACGTGTGGACTGACGGCGACGTGTACCAGATCCCGCAGACCGACCTGGTCGAAGGGGCATGGCCGGGTGCTTCATTCGGCGGACAGGGGGTGGCGAACCAGCCTCATCAGCTGATTCTCGACAAGCTCGAACAGATTCGCGCAAACCAGATTGCCGATGAGGCCACGCTGGCCGCAATGTTGACGATCGCGTTCCAGTCCGGTGTGGGCCTGAACAGCGCGGGCGTGTTCACGTCGGGTCAGGCCCCGAACGGATGGCTGAAATTCACCACCAACGATGCGTTCTACGGGCAGCTTCAACTGATGCTGCAGTGGGGATGGATCTCGCTGGCGCCGTGGATAGAGCTGGTGGAAGGCAGTCCGTCATATCCCGATCCGCCCAATCCGTTCCCGTTCTCTTTCCCGATTCCATTCGCGCAGGTTGCGCTGGAGGTAATTCCGTACTGGACCTCGACCAGCGGATTTCGCACCCGCGTGGGAATCGAGATGGTCGCGCCGATACAACTGCAAAATAATCAATTTATTTTTTCGTCGGCCGGCATGAGTCTTGCCGATACTGCGGATCTGATCGGTGACGAGATCACCGGCACGGGCAAGCAAATAACCGGAGGGGGGATTTCCGGAATAGGATGGTTCGCGCTGGGATGGTAAGCAGGGGCAATTTGAGCATGAGAATCGCAGAGCTTGTGACAAAACGGATGGCCTTGCTCTGTGCGATGATGTTGCTGTCCGCGTCGATCCTAGTCGCTCCACTGGCGCGGGCGCAGTACAATCCGATTCCTAACTTCAACGGCAATCTGGCGGGGCAGCAGTTCCGCAATGCGATCAACGCCAAGCTCAACGGCCAGGACACGATTGCTCCGCAGCTCGTGCATATTTTTTCCTATCAGCTCCCCGCGATCGTCACCAACGGCCAGATGTTCTACGTGACCGACGCGGCGACCGGCACTCCCTGCGCCGGCGGCGGAACAGGCGCGTTCGCGTTGGGGGTGAACGGAGTCTGGTCGTGTAGCTCGACGCCGAGCAGCGTGCAGAACTTCAGCCAGGTCGGGTTCACGCCCGCGGCCAGTTCCTGCTACAGCGGAGGGACCGACAGCGCCAGCCAGAACGAGCACAATTACACCCTATGCGGGAACGGGGCGAATGCGGCAACGGTGCTGAGTTTCGGCTCGACGACGGGACCGAACCTGGTGCATGCGTATAATCTGGCTCAGCCGGCAAGCGGGATAATTGATACGTGGACTTTCAGTCCGGCGGCAGGCGCCGCTCTTCAATGCGCGAGCGGGACCTGCCCCGATTCGCTGGCTGATTATCCGGCCACCGCATGCGCGGCGAACAATTGCGTTGACCGGGTGGAAGTGAAGTATATCGCAAGCAGCAACACGTATTATCTGACGGTGGATGGACGCTAGGCGGAACGAAGTGGAGCCGAGCACACTAGTGAAGCGAAGCGGAACGAGCAGGCGAGTCGGCGAGCTGCGTTCCAGGGAAAGGAGTCTGCGAGCTGCGTCAAACAAGCTGAAGATGATGAGGAGGACGGAATTAATTCCGTCATACCGCGCGAGAATGACAGAGGGGGGAGCGGTTCATAATGCCATTGCTTGATGCGTATGGCCGGCCGATAGTGATCGAGGCTTTGCGGGAGGAGCAGGCGGCGCCTACCCTCCTCGGCATCCGCAATATCTATTCGATTATCGACGAGTCGATTGGTCTCACGCCCGAGAAGGCGGCGGGGATTCTGCGCACCGCCGAGTTCGGCGACCCCTGGCTCTACCTCGAGCTGGCGGAGCGGATGGAAGAAAAGGACCTGCTCTACCAGGGCGTGCTGCATACCCGCAAGATGGCGGTGTCGCAGCTCGATATCGACGTGCAGGCATCGGGCGATGACTCACAGTCAATCGAGGATTCGGAGTTTATCCGGGACGTGTTAATCGACTCGTCGCAGGTGGATCTGCACGACGTGGTCTTCGAGATGCTCGATGCGCTGGGCAAGGGCTTCAGCGCGACCGAAATAATCTGGGACACCGACGGAGTGAATGCGCAGACCGGGGCGCCGCAATGGCTGCCGTTTGCGCTCAAGTGGCGCGACCCCAGGTGGTTCATGTTCGACTGGGTCTCGGGCGAGCAGTTGCTGGTGCGAACGCTCAGCAGCGAGGGCCCGCAGTTGCCGGTCGGCCGCAATTCCTGGGACTCGCGCCTGTCGCCGATGAACCTGCGGGTCCGCAGCGACGGCGGCGCGCAAATCGGGATACAGCCGGCGACACAGCCGCTGGCGCCGTTCAAATTCATCACGCATGTCACGCGCGCCAAGGCCGGGCTGCCGATTCGCGGCGGCCTGGCGCGGATCGCAATCTGGGCCTACCTCTTCAAGAACTACGTGCTGAAGGACTGGGTGATATTCGCCGAGGTCTATGGACAGCCGATGCGGCTCGGCAAGTACGGGCCGGGCGCCACCGAGAATGACAAGGCGGCGCTGCTGCGGGCGGTGGCGAATATCGGCACTGACGCGGCCGCGATTATTCCCGAGTCGATGGCGATTGAGTTCGTCCAGAGCCGCGGCGGCGGGCAGGCCTCACATGAGATGTATCAGAAGCTCTGCGAGTACATCGACAAGATGGTGACGATCGGGGTGCTCGGGCAGGAGCTGACGACCTCGCTGCCGCGCGGGGCCGGGAGCCGGGCGGCGGCCGAAGTCCATGACGTGGTGCGCAGGGATATCGCCACAGATGATGCGCGCCGAATCAGCGCCACGCTTAGCCGCGACCTGGTGAAGCCGCTGATCGATCTGAATCGCGGCCCCCGGCGGCGCTACCCGCAAATCAGTATTGGGTTTAATGAGAAGGCCGACCTGACCGAACTGATGGCAGGCCTTGGACCCGCGGTAGATCGCGGATTGCGGGTGAGCGAGAAGTGGCTGCGCGATCAGTTCGGTGCGCCCGACCCTTCCCCGGGTGAATATCTGCTGCATCGGGTCGAGCACACCTCAGCAGTGGGCGAAAGCGCTGCGCCCAACCGAAAGGAGCCAAGCACCGTGCGGAATGTGCAAAAGTGA